AACACCGCGAGGATCTGGTACGACAGCTTCGATAGAATCATCGTTCATTAAACGATACTCTCTACCATCTATTGAAAACCTAGTCCCTGTATTAGCACGGAACATTACATAGTCTCCTTGCTTACACCACGGGCCAGTAGGGAAACGGTCTGCGTCAGAGTAGGCTTGTTCGCCCATATCCAGCACAAGCCCAATAATCGACATGACTTGTTCGTGGTTTTTTGTGGTTATAGATTTAAGTAAGTCGGTGCCATCAAACGTCTCTTCGACGTGTGGCATGGCGATCAACACTCTATACCCTACAGGCACGGGTATTTGAGCCTCAAACTCTTCTTCGGTGACTATTGCTTCTACAATATCAGTCATCTTCATACTCCAAATTGCGCGAGAGGTCTTCTATATAGCTCACACAGGTTTCAAAACCCCGAATCAAACCTGTGGCTTCCTTGTACATGGAGAAGTCTTTTGCTCCCCCACTACTCAAAAATTGTAGTGCAGAAGCTCTGTCAACCTCTATTCTTTCTTTTAGTACGTCTAGGACGGTTTTAGCCATTATTGAGTCCTATCTGAATCCTTAATGGTCTTTAATAAATCTAAATCTAATTTAGTACTGTCTTTTCTTCTATCAGCCGCTAGTTTAGCACCTGCTTTCTGCGCGTCTATTTGTAACTCTTGCTGTTCTATCTCAAGCTGTTTTGCGTCAATGATAGCATCCGCTTGGTTTTTCTGTGCTTTTAATTGTAGTTCTTGTTGTTTCAACTGTGCATCTGTTTGATCTTTTGCCGTTTTACGCTGCACTTCTTGTTGTTTTACCTGCAGTTCGGCTTGTTGCATCTGCACCACAGGGTCTTGCGCTTGCTGTTGGGCCTGCTGTTGTGCGGCTTGCTGCTGATGTTGTTGTGTTAACTGTTGCCCCGCGTCTGCCATAAGTTGTGACATCTGCAGTTCAATATCCTCTGGTAACGCTTCGTTAGGCACAGGCAACTTGACCCCAAGTTTCTCTTCGATCTGCTTGCGATATAAGAACCCTGTGTGCTCTGCAATATGTGCCTGCAGTGCTGCCATGATTGACTGTGCTTGAGGGTTCTGCCCTATAAGCTGCCGCACCATAGGATCTTGCATAAACGATTGGTGTGTTGCGATATGTGCTTCGTGATCTTGGTATATAAAGGCTTTTATAGGCTTGCCCATGAGTGAGTTCATGTTTTCGCTTACAGGATCTACTGGGACTGCATCTTCTTCTGTAGGTACTAATTTATCAGCGTTCTTAACGCCCAACACCTCTATCATCTGCCTGTGTAACTGCGGCAAGTCGTATATCTGTGGTGCAGTTTGCGACATCTGTAGTACGGCTTGATACTGGACTACGCGCTGTGCCATCGTAGAACTGTTCGGATCACTGACGGGAATCACGTCCACCATCATGTAATCTGTTTGCTTTGCGGTCACTTCTCCCCGCACGGGTTCGTAAGCATATTCTGCAGGAGCGTACTCAGCCATTATCAGCTTGAGCATCTTAAACTCTTGTTTCATGGCGTAATGAACGCGAGCTTGGACTGCGGCCATCGGTTTTAGAGTACGTTCTAGAAGGGCCAGAGTAGTGCCCACAGGCGCGTTTGCTGACATGTCCGAAATGTTCATATCGCTGATGGCACCCAGCCTACGGCCTTCCTGCGTTATCTGGTTGAGTAAAGCAAGTAGGGTCTGGCTTGGTTCCTTATATGGAAGCGGCATGATGTTGTCACGAATGCTGCCTGATGGTACATCTACATCCTTAAACTCTCCCGGTTCTATGGGAGTATCATCACCCTTAATACGTAACCCGCGAGACTTGAGACCTCCGGGCAGGTTAGACAGCGTACCGGCATCTACCAACTGTCGTATTAGGGACGTTCCCGCTTTAGCGTACCCCCCTATTATATGAATCAGACCTAATCCATAAAATCCAAATCCGGGCACATACACATAATGCACGAAGTGCTGACGCTTCAGCATCAAAGAATCATCAGGATCCCAATTACGTCTTATACCTAAGACTTCACCAGAACCACGTTCTATTGTCACTACATAAGGTTTGGCGATCTCTTCATCAGAGTCATCAACACCTTCTATAACTATGTCGGCGTGAATCTCATAAACAGCGTACCTGTTGTCATCTGTTATAGAGTATCCACCCTCTTCAGCTTTCCGCTCTTCTATATCTGTGTGATACGGTTGTGGTTCACCAAGCTCTATGTCTTTGTAGAACCCAGAGGCTTGAAGTTTTCTAAGGTCGTTCTTTGTCTTACGCATAATATGCGTAACACGTTCTGCACTCTCCACGTTGGATGCGCCGTAGGGAACAATCACATCTTCAGCGGGGATATACACCGCTACCTGTCTACCCATGTTTGGGTCGTAGTAGACCTTCTTAAATGCGCTACCCGCTAAGCCAAGGCTGTATAGCAAGCGTTCATGTTCGGGTCTGTACTCCACCATGCGCTCAGTATCTGTGCAGCTTCTTCTTTTTCTTTTGTATCTTCCCCAAGAATTTTAACCTTGACCGGCCCAGCAGCAGGGAATGTCTCAGACATAGTTTCCGCTTGAAAACGTATGGCTGCTTCGGCTAACACTGTGGAGTACACGCCACATGCGCCTTCCCACGGTTCAGTGCGCTCTTCATATTTGAAGCCCAGCACATCAAGACCTTTGACAAAACTGTCCGCCCAATCTTTGCGGCTAAACGTATCCGCATCCACTGCGCCCATCAAATCACTAGAAATTTTACTTAAAACATCTTCACCTAAAACATCAGCTAGGTTGGCATCAAAAGGGACAGTATCACCTATGTCAGCGTCAGGTATGAGCGTTATCTCTACAGAGCCATCATCCAGAGTAACCATATCTGGGTTTACTATTTCTATCTCAAGCGCACTTTCTTCTACAGCTTCTGCTTCCAGACCTGCGGGGGCTGCGTATAGTCCTTTATCTACTGCCATAAATATTCTCTAGTAATAGCCGCTTCCACGCCGCCTAAAATATCGCTGTTCTTCAGGTTCATCTGTCGGTAGGGTAATAAACCCACCTTGTCTAAAACGCATGAGTGCCATGACCGTTGAGTCAACTAAGTCGTCGTGACTCATAAACGGAAACCCAGCAATCTCCTCTATAACCTCTTCTGCCCACCGCGTAGGTGGAACCCACACTAAACCAGACGCCACAATATCAGATACTGAATTTAATCGTGCAAGTTTATCACCTGATCCTCTGTGAGGCGTATATTCAGATACAGGTAGCCCCATACGCCTCATCTCCTGATACAGCGCAGTGCCCGAAGACTTCTTCTCCACAATAAATGCGTCCGGTTCCCACTCAGCATATTCTTCCATAGCCAAATCTTTTAGCTCTGGGAACTCCATGCGCTTCTTAATGCTATTTAATAGAATGATATTGAAGGCTTCAGTTTCTTCATTAAGAAACACCCCCCACGTGGTGAGTGCTGTGAAGTCCGCTCGGTTGTGTGCTTCTGCTGCTGCGTCCAGCGACATGATTATATACTCACAAGACGGTGGATCGCCCTGCTCCCACATCTGCCACCACTCGCGTTTGACCAACGCGGCCTCTTCTGCAGTGGGTTCTTGTTGATACTGTGCGTTCCACTGAAACGTAGGCATAGATGCCTTGGTGCGAAGCAGTGCTTCTAGGTCAAAGAACTCAGGCCATAACGGTTTCTGTATGGGTTCGCCCGTTTCTTCGTCATCTACATCCAATAAAGCAGGAAACTCTACGATCTCGTACTGATCTGCCCGCTCATTCTGCGTCATATCCTTAACCACACGCCCAGTTAGGTCATCCATGTGCCATCTGGTTTGAATTATGGCTACACGGCCCCCCGGCATCAAACGAGTACGCGCTCCGAAGGTAAACCAATCGTATGCTTTGGAGAATGTCTCAAAATTACCGTTGATTACGTCCTGTTCTGAGTGCGGATCGTCCACTAATAGCAAATCTGCGCCTCGTCCAGCGATGGATGAGCCAATACCACAGGCGTAATACTCCCCACCCGTGTTTGTATTCCATCTACCGGCTGATTTTGAGTCACTTGCAAGCTGTACAGTGGGAAAAATAGCCTGATACTCGTCCGTGGAGATCAAATTACGTACTTTTCGCCCAAAATCCACCGCCAAGTCGGTGGTGTGGGACACCATCATCACCTTTTTGTTGGGATTACGCCCTAGAAACCACGCTGGGTACATAATAGACACAAGATTAGACTTACCGTGACGTGGTGGGATATTCACACAGATGCGATCCTCGTCCCCACGCTCAATAGCCATGAGCAAATCGGCCAATATGCGGTGATGTTTGCCAACAATGAAGTCAGATTGCATCCGCTTGCAAAATTCTATGAGGTCATCATACGCCGCGACGTTTAATCTGCGCTGCGCTAGCTCATCTACTATACGATCTATTTCGACAATCTCTTCTGGCGTGTAGCTGTCAAGGTTATCCAACATCTGCTGAACTTCTTCTTCAGTAAACTCCAACGCCGATTCAGTCATCGTAGTCGTCTTCGCCTAATTCTGCGTTTACGTCCAAGAGATTACCGTCAAATTCAACAGGTGTAGTGTATTCGGCGTCTTCAATGTCTGCTGTAGAAATTATCTTCTCAAGTTTTCCACGTAACTTATTACGCAAATCTTCAGTAGATTGGTGTGTTATGGTCACCTGAGACTTTTCTGAGAACAATCCTACGTCAGAGATCTTACCTAGAAGCTCCAGCGCACGGATACGTACACGTGGGTCTGCATTTTCTGACTCTATCAACAACTTATTTGTAACTAAGTGCCGTATCTGCGTAGCATTTTCTGCTACTGAGTGCCCAAACTCTTTTAATATAGTGTCTGTAAGCACTAAAGATGCGGGAGTCAAGGCTGCGGCTCGCTTAGTTGTTACTTTTTTGGACGTTTTGTCGGGATCATCTGCATATGCTAATGCAAGTTTTGCGGCAACATCCTGATCTTCTGAAGTGGGAGTGATGTCCAACCCCTCTTTTGCCAACTCCATAGCAGTGTTACACGCTGCTTCAGCCCTGTCTTTCAAATCCATATTAGATAAATCTTCTGACAAAGGTACGCCTATTTCTGGTTTGAGTAGTATTGCCATAATAACTTACAAGTAAAATTCTACCGCCAGAGTCGCCAGACTACCGTAAATAACTGGCGAGCGCAAAACAAGCTGTGGCAAGAGATTGCCGCTATCTCGCCAGAGCCGCCAGTGTTTTTCAAAAAGTCGGCAATTTGTAGGGGGTGTTACTTGTTATAAGTAAAAGTCTAAAAAGACCAAAAAGACCAAAACGACAAAATCAAAAATAAAATACATATAACGTGTCATAAGGAGGTTGGGACTCCAAAGGGGGGTGTTTCCATATATTAGGGGGTGGGGGTGTTGAACTGGTAAAAAACCGATTTGTTCGTGGAAATTAGTAATATATAGACGTGTGTACATGCGCGTAGCACAGCGGCCCATAGGGGAGGGGTAGGGGTTTGTTATAAGTACTTATAACAAAAGTTGCATATAACGTGTTATGTGCTATTATGTGTCTGTGGTTAATACCACATTACATAAACCAGTCTACATGGAGTAAGACAAATGACTAGACCAAACCAAGTACAGATCAACGAAGTAACAGCAACTACCGCACAACGCGACCTTCTCAAGAAATGGGGAAAGAATCGCGCGACCGGTAGCACGTTGGTTCAGCGATTTGTAGAAGCTGGCGCGACCTTCGTGGATTTCAAAAAATCAGAGGAAGGCTGCAACGCCGCGAATTATGACCTTTTCAAAGCTGACCTCGCTAGCGTCATATTCT